TTAAGTGATGAAATTTCAATTAACAATGTATTCTCGCGGATAATGCCCGATTACTTTATTAATTTTGGAGCTAATTCTTTTGTTGGTTGTAGTTGGGACATGCCTTTACAAGTGTTCGACACAAATACATTAGGAGTAATTAGATGCTTAGAAGCAATCAAAAAGTACAAGAAGGACTGTCGTTTTTACAGCGCCGGAAGCTCTGAAGAGATGGGAGACGTTGATTATACCCCTCAAGACATAAAACACCCCATAAAGCCAAGAAGTCCTTACGGAGCCTCTAAAGCCGCCGCTAGACACATAGTAAAAGTTTACAGAGAATCTTATGATCTTTTTGCGATTCATAGCATTCTTTTTAATCACGAAGGAATAAAAAGAGGAGAAGAGTTCGTGACTAGAAAAATTACCAAGGGAGTTGCTCGTATTTCTCAGGCAATGGACCAAGGGAAGGAGTTTGATCCGATCCCGCTTGGAAACGTTAATTCTAAGCGGGATTGGTCTGACTCTGAGGATTTCGTTCGTGGAGTTTGGATGATGCTAAACCAAGAACAACCAAAAGAATATATTTTATCAAGCGACGAAACTCACAGCATAAAAGAGTTTGTCGAACTATCTTTTGAAGCGGCGGGAATAGAAGGCAGGTGGGAAGGAGAGGGACTAAATGAAAAATACGTCTGTTCTCTTGACGGCGACCAATTAGTTGTGATAAATAAAGATTTTTATCGTCCCGCGGAAATAGAGCTTCTCTATGGAGATTCTACCCCAGCAAGGGAAGAGTTAGGCTGGACCCCTGAGTATTCATTTAAAGATTTAGTTACTAGAATGACAGAAAACGATATTCGACTAGCTAAAGAGCTTCGGTAATAAAAGAAGGTAAAAACCCTTGCTGAACCGAAGGTTGTTCAAACCACTAATGCAATAAAAGAGCGTATTATTTCGTTACTGAGTATTAGGAAAAACAAAACGCAGCTCTAGCAGAAAAAGAAGGTACTATTCCTTACTGAGCTAAAGTAAAAGCAAGCAGAGTCCAACCAAAATAGTTATTGACCATTCACCCCGGATGGTCAATAATTTTTTTATGGCGGCTAAAAGAAAGCGCAAGCAGACTTTAAACCAATTCATAATTAATAAATTTTTAGGTAAAGAGATATGGAAAAATAAAATTTTTATCGCTCGAGAGATGAAATTCACCAAGGATTTGATAAAAAAATATCCTTTAAAAGCATTCTGGCAAGCTCTCCCGCCGAAGTTCGATACAGATAGTTTAGCTTGGTTCATAGGCGCGCAAGGCAAAACCTACCTAGAAATAGAGTACGCAAAATTTAAACTTGACTTAAAAACCCCTCCCAAATATGATTTAAACGACGCCAAGCAAGGCGAAGATAAAAAGGTAGAAAGAAAACTAAGAAGCGTAACAGATTTTATTAAATATGGCGGTAAAAAAGAAAACGAATCCTGAGCAGTTCAATCCACAAGACCAGATCAGAAGCTATCTGGATGCTCATAAAGATGAACACTTCAATTTTGAACAAGAGTCTCATTATGTAGTCTCAAGCGGCAGTTTACTTTTAGATACTGAAATGTCAGGAGGCATTAGACCCGGCATATTGAGGGCTTCTGGTATTTCAGAAGGCGGCAAAACTTCTTGCGCTTTATCTTTTGCTAGAAACTTCCAAAACACTGTAGAAAATGGTATGGTTGTTTACATCAAGTCAGAAGGCAGGCTTTCATTAGAAATGGTCGAAAGATCTGGAGTAAACACATCTGAAGATAAATGGTTTGTCTATAAAAGTAATATTTTTGAGAGCGTATTGCAATTAATGAGGGAGCTGATTATGAACAATCCTACAGACTGTAAATATTTCTTTATTATAGACTCAATGGATGCGATGGTTCCCAAAAAGGACTTAGAGAAAGGTTTTGATGACCCTGATAAAGTTGCTGGCGGTTCAGTCCTAAGTTCAACTTTTTTGAAGAAAATGGCCCTCGGCCTGTCAACTAAAGGACACATCTGTTTTATGATTTCTCAGGTTAGGAGTAAAGTCAGCGTAAACCAGTACGAAAAGACAGACCCTAAGCTAACTAATGCTTCCGGAGGAAATGCTTTATTGCATTATTCTGATTGGATTCTTGAGTTTCAACCTCGTTATGGTGGAGATTTGATTCCAGCAAAAGCTGACAAACCAGAAGGCCACATGTGCAAAATCACTTTCCGAAAGACAGCTAACGAAAGAACGGGCGAAACCGTTCGGTATCCAATTAAATACGGCAGGACCGGCGGCAAAAGTATTTGGGTAGAGTACGAAGTGTACGGCTTTATGGCTCAGTGGGAATTCCTTGAAGGTAAAGGGGCTTGGATTATTATTAACGATTCTATTGTCAATGAGCTTAAGGAAAATGGCATCGAAATGGAGCAGAAGCATCAAGGTAAAGACAACTTTGTTAAATACTTAGAGCAAAATCCAGATGTAACTAACTTTCTTTTTAATAAATTCAGAAATAATCTGACGATCAGATAGTGAAACTGTACGACATAAAAGGAAGACTAGTCAATAAAAGTGTCTCTAAATATAGAGTAGACTGGGACGGTAAATGTCGATCTAATATACAGTTTGAAGTCAAACAGTTTTTTAAAACCTTTTGGTATGGCCAAATATGCTATGAAGAGTTTCCGGTATACGGGACACGAATGAAAGTAGATTTGGTAAACATGACTAAGAGGATCGCGGTTGAGACTCAGGGAGCGCAACACGAATCGTTTAACAAATTTTTTCATAACAACTCTCGCGCTAATTATTTGAGATCAATAACGAGAGATTATGATAAAATAGTGTGGTTAGAGAACAATAATTTTAAAATTTTAGAAATATTTGAAGAGGATTTAGCATCTTTATCGAGAAAGTATATCTTAGATAAATTTGAAGTATCTATTTAAAATAGTGTAATATTTAATATGACAACGCAGGGAACAAGAATACCAGAATCTTTATTGGATCAGTTGAGCGAGTGGTCTTGTGGGGGGTTTATGCTTTTCAATTTTGATGAACATGGCAATCCTCAGGTATATTCAAAAGCAGAGGACGAGAGGAATGCAATGTCTTTGCAATATTTAGTTAGCCATTGGTCGGAAGCAATGGAAAACATGAATTCAGACAGTTTTACCCATAACTTAAATCAAGCGTTCAAAGAAGACGAAGAAGGATACGAAGACGATGAGTGACACAGGAATAAATGATTATTATCCAGAAGAGGTTCCGCAATCTTTAGTGGCAGGAGAGGCTGCTCAATCCGATGCGCCCACCATACCGGAGCCAGTAGAAGACTTAGGTATTGATTTACCCGATATACCGCTGCCTGACGATGACCCCGTAGAGGATGGCGTTACAGATACATTTGACGACGCAGCATTTAATTTTGCAGTAGTAGGAGTTGGACAAGGAGGTTCACGGCTTGCGGAGTCTTTTTGGAATTTAGGTTACAGACGCGTTGGGGTAATAAACACAGCTCAGCAGGATTTATCTCTGATTAAAATGCCTGACGCAAACAAGCTTTTAATTGGCGACGGAGGAGCAGGAAAAAATCCAGATGCCGCTGATGAAGTATTCCGTACTCGCTATGAAGATATTCTAGATTTTCTTAAAAAGACTTTCGGCACAGGTTATGAAAGAGTTTTAGTTTGCGCTGGAGCAGGCGGAGGAACCGGAGCAGGGGGAGTTGCCAGAGTCTTAGAAATTTGTCACGACCTCAATCAATCATTAGGCAAAGAAACAAAAGATACTGACGCTAAGGTAGGTTGTATACTTGCGCTACCAACCAGAGGCGAAGGCGTCAAAGTTCAAGACAATTCCAAGAAAACCGTAAGTAAAGTCGTTGACTTGCAGAGGGCTGGAGTAGTTTCTCCATTAATTATTCTTGATAATGAAAAGATTAAACAGCTTTACCCTAAATTAAGCGTCAATCAATTTTGGAGCACGGCTAATAATAGTATTTGTTCTGTTTTTCATCTTTTTAATAAAATTTCCGCTAAGGAATCCGCCTACACGACTTTCGATAAAGCCGATTTAGATACTATATTTTCTTCCGGCGTTATAATGTTTGGAGCTACCCCAATTAAGGACACTTCAGAAACAGGAATTTCTTATGCCGTTAGAGATAATCTCCGAAAGAATATTTTAGCAGGCGTTGACGCCGCAACAGGCAACGTCGCTGCTTGCGTCATTATAGGAGACAAAGAATCCCTTGATAACATTCCTCAGTCTAGTTTAGAACATGGCTTTGAACAGTTAAGTAGGATGATGGGATCTAATTCGACTGTCCACCGTGGAATTTATGCAGGGGCCAAAAAGGGTTTGGCTGTTTACACGGCGATTGGAGGCCTTCAGGCGCCGGATAATCTATTCGATTATTTCTTCAAAGTTGATCGCGTTTACAAATAAATAAATGCCTATATTTTCTAATCAGGTCGAGAGGCACGTACTCTCCGGAATCCTGAGGCATCCCGAAGTAGTTTCTGAGATAGACTCCTTTGTAAGCGCTGGAGACTTCTATCACGATGTTCACCAGACTATCTTCTGCGTAGTAAGAGACGCTGTTCTCGCAAATGAGAACGTTGACAGTGTCTTAATCGCTACAAAGATACTTAATTTAGGGATATCAACAAAGGATGACATTGAGATTCACGAATATCTCAGCACTTTAGCTTATGCCCCAATAGCCAAGAAAGCAGTAATAGAAGCCTGTAAGCAACTCGTAAAAGTTCGGATAAGAAGGGAGCTTTGCGAAACAGGTGAGAGATTAGTCAACCATACTAAAACTTGCTCAAACGATGACTTAGGTGAAATAATATCTAAATGCGATTCTATATATAGTGAGAAGGTATCTAGCTTTAGCTTTGGTGATGACCCCGAAAACGTTTTTGACAACCTAGAGTTTAAAATAGAAGAAAGAGGAGATAACCCTTCTGATGACACTGGGCTCTCAACAACTTATAGCGAGTTTAATAGACTGTATGGAGGGCTAAGAGATGGAAATGTTTACGCTATAGTTTCGCGTCCTGCTCAGGGCAAGACTACATTTATCAATGATTTATGCTTAGGTGCTGCGATGAAAAACAACGTACCAGTATTAGTTTTAGATACTGAGATGACCACGGAAGAAATCCAGTTTAGAATGGCTGCGGCAAATACTGGAGTTCCACTGTGGTATCTAGAAACAGGTAACTGGAGAAAAAATAAAGAGATGGTCACCAAGGTCAGGGAATGGTTTAATGATCTTAAGAAGCATAAGTATTACCACTACCACGTTAGAAACAAAACCGTAGATGAAGTATGCTCTATGATAAGAAGGTGGCATATGCAGCACGTTGGCAGGGATGGTAAATGCGTTATAGCCTACGACTATGTAAAACTAACTGGGGAAAGGGTTGATAAGAATTGGGCAGAGCACCAAGCCATAGGGGAAAAAATAGATAAACTAAAACGAGTAGCGGAGGAAATAAAAGCCCCACTTGTTACAGCTATGCAGATGAACCGCTCTGGAGAAATGCATAACAGAAACTCTTCCTCTTTAGTTGATGACAGCTCAGCTATATCTCTCTCTGACAGACTTCAGTGGTTTGCTACATTCGTAGCTATCTTTCGCAGAAAAACGCTAGACGAAATAGCCTTGGATGGAGAAAGGTTCGGCACTCATAAATTAATCCCTCTTAAAACAAGGTTCCAAGGCAGAGACGCCGCTGGTCACCAAGACCTAATGAGACGCACTGTAAGAGAAACTATAAACGGAAGGGAAGTTACTAGCGAAAAGTTTATAAATAACTTTTTAAATTTCAGAGTCGAGAACTTTAAGGTTAGCGAGGAGGGCTCCCTAGGTGATATCATACGTCACGAAGAGCAGTCATTCGACATCCAAGACAATAATATAGACGACGACTTCAGCTTGTGAGCGACGATATAAAAGATATTTTAACCGAGATAGGATACAATCTTCGCGATTGTGGCAATGAGTACAGAGCCAAGCCACTTTACAGAGACTCGGATAATAATAATGTTTTATGTATAAAAAAAGACAACGGTGTCTGGTTTGATTTTAAAACTAATAAATATGGAAGTCTGGAAGAACTAGTCAGATTAACTTTAAAATTAGAAGATATAAGTCAGGCGAAAGACTTTATAAAAGATAAATTTAACTTCGAGAAAAGAACCCGGGTAAAAGAGAAAGTAAAGTCTCAGCAGACATTTAATAAAGACAATCTTCAAAAGATAATAAAAGATCATTCGTACTGGAATAAAAGAGGAGTTTCTTCCACTACCTTAAACAACTTTGAGTCTGGAGTGATGAAAGATGGGAAACTTAAGGACAGGTATGTATTTCCTATCTTTGATAAAAGGGACAGAATGGTTGGAGCCGCAGGAAGAGATATAACAGATTCGTCCCCTATAAAATGGAAGCTTTTGGGAGAAAAAAGTTTTTGGGTATACCCTTTTAAATACAACAATGTCTACCTTCGGGAATCGAAAGAGGTTTTTTTGATTGAAAGTATAGGCGACATGCTGTCTCTTTGGGAGGCGGGTATAAAAAATACCTTAGTTCTCTTTGGGTTAAATGTCTCCACTAAAGTAAAAGGAATATTAATGTCGATGGACATAAACAGGATTCGTATTTGCCTAAATAACGATTCTGAAAACGGTGCGGGTAACAATGCAGCCGAACAAATAAAAAATAATCTTTTGAATTATTTTGACGAAGATCAAATATTTATAGATTTGCCACCTAAAAATGATTTTGGGTGCATGAATATTTCAGAAATTAACACATGGAAAAAACAGTTAAGAGCGTAAAAGAAAAAGTACTCTCTGCTTCGAGAATAAAGACCCTAGAAACTTGCTCTTGGTCTTATTGGTGCAACTATCACCTCAAGCTTCCTCAAAAGCAAAATGAAGGAGCTTTAAGAGGGACTGTTTGTCACTTGGTTTTTGAAATGCTTGTTAAAAAGAAGCATAAAAAACATTTCAATAAGATATTCAAAGGGAACTCT